TTGCATGGCGAAGTAAAGGCTTGGTCCGCCAGCGCACTCACCGTCCCGAACGTCAACGCCGCGATCGTGTTGGCAGGACCACCGGCCGTGACGACTGCGCAGGAACCCCGATAGCACCAGCGGTTCGCCGCCGTCGTCTCGCCGCCCGAGTTGTTGATGTCAAAGGCCATCGTGAACGATGGGGGACTCGCCGGAGTCGCTGGCATCCCGAAGGCGATGTAAAACTTCCCGTCACCGTTGGTGCATCGCGGTACGGTGAGGCCCGCGAAGGTGCCGGTTGATAGGCAGATCGTCCCATCGTAATTGTACGCGCTCGGCGTGGCGATCGGCACGTCGAAGCCCACAGCCCATGCAGGCGACTCCCAGAACCACATCGCACTCGGCGGCTCAGGCACTTTCACTTCCTTGTGAATGGTGTAGGTCCCGTCGTCGTTCACGGTCACCGGGTAGATCGGACCGACGCCCGGTGCGTCGATGATGACCTGACCAGGACGCGCGCGCTGACGCTCGTTCCTCGTCCACTCGTCATCAGGGTTGCCCTGCGCGTCGAGGCGCTGCGCACTCGCGGCAACGCTCCAGATGAGCAGCAATGCGATGCTGCCCAACAGTGTCTTCAGTTCTTTCATGTTCGTCCTCCTTATGGCGTTAGAGTTGTCGCAACTCGAACAGCGTCAAATCGATTCGTCCGAGATTGCCATTGATCGCCTCAATGAACATAGTCATTTTGTCGTTGGTGATGAGCGGGACAGGCGCTGGCGCGATTGATTGATTGGTGGTTGTGATGACGAGGCTCGTATAGTCAACGAGCGCCACCCCGTTCTTGTAGATCGTGACCGTGGCTGAAGTCGGCGCCACGACGGAGAATCGCGCGCCAATGATCTGGGCGCTCTGCGTGCCGGACAGGCCTGTGTAGAAACCGCCAGCTTGACCGACTATCGGGTTGTGCACCACCCACGGATGCCCTAGCGTGATCTGACTCCGTGCAGGCACGGGGTTGCCGCCTCCGTTGCCTCCGTTGCTCCGGTACAGCGTCGCCTCGGGTCGCAAGACGCCGATCTGTCCGGCGATCGGCAGTTCAAGCTGCGGCTCGCTGGCGATCACGGTGCCAGACGGAACCACCGCGTTGTCCGCACGCGCGACAATCTTCACGAGGCTCGTGCCGCCAGGAATCACGACCAGGACCTGGGTGCGTGACGATGTACCAGCAAGAGCGTTCGCTTGAGCAATCACCCCGCTCGAGAGCGCATCGATCAGTACCCACGACAGCGTGCCGGATGTCAGATTGCGCGCGTCGATCCACCCCGACAACACGTACTGCGTCCCGGGCACGACTACGACCGAAGCGCTCACGGCATCGTGAATCCCGGCTGGCGACCCCGTCAGCACGAAGCCGCGGCCGCCGCTAATGCCCGCCGCATCAGTGACGACCCATGCCGGGTCAACGACCCAGAAACTGGCGGGGTCCGTGATGTCGCTGTCTGGCACGAGATTGCGGATCGGCTGTTGATTCACCAACCAGTTGAGGTCGGTGCGGACGAGGCTGAGTTGACGCTGTAGGTACACGGTGACTGCTTGCGTCCAGCGCTGGAGCAACTGCACCGCACGCTGGTGCTCCTCCTTTGTGCCCAGCGCTGGCGCCGCCGGCGGCAGCGGAAGCGGAGCGTCTGGCAACGACAGAGGCACGTTTACACCTCGCCCACCTGGTCGATGGTCAGCTCGAGATCGGCGATCTCCACATCTGCATCAACCTCGATGCGCAGGCGCTGCAACCGGGCAGTGTTCAGGAAGTTGAACCAGCCGTCGGCAGAGAGCGCCACCAGGTTGCCTGTCACATACGGACTTCCGGGCGTGTACGTGCTCAGCGTGCGCAGGGCTGGCGTGCCGTTCACAATGGTGAATCCCGGCCGTACGCGCGTCAGCTGATACATGAAGTGGCGTTCGCCGATGTCCCCAGTGAGCAGAAAGGCGGGATCGGTGCGGTTTCCATTGGCCCCGTAGATGGCCAGTGCATGGTCGAGACGAATGATTCCAGATGCGTTCCGGACGTCAAACGCAAACGGGCCAGCAACGGCCACCTCGATTGGCAACGACCCGTTCGACCATTGCCCCGTCCGTACGTTCACGCAAATCCATTCATCGGGCACGGTTTGATCGGGCGCGTGCACACTCGGGTAGTGCCAGAAGACCAGCGAACGCACTTCATCGTAACGACCCAAAATGTTCTGCAGACCGATCGAGCCGACGCGATCAAAGAACCACTCGCGCACCGCGTTCGGAATCGCCGTCACCGAGAACCCGTCGAACGTGTAGAAGTCGTCTGGACCGACGAAGTAGTGTGTATCCTTCACGCTGACCACGCACTCGTGACAGCTGGCGCCGACTTGCCGCGAGGCCTCGGTGAACGTCCAGATCAGCGGCGGCCCGACGAGCGCGCCGATGTAGGTGGCGTTCGCCTTATACAGCACCATCAGGCTGCGCAGCGCCTTCGCCGCGGTGATGATGTCAGGGGTTTGAGTCAGTTCACCCGTGACTGTTTCGGTTTCGATGGCCGGTGTCCAGATTGTCGGATTGACCGTCGACCACCAAATCGCGCTTTGCGGCTGGATGACAAACAGAGAGAAGTCAGACGCTGCCACGATCGAGGCCAATGGTGCACCAGCCACCGGAAACCAGGCAGCCGTCGGGGCCAAATTGAGGACGACGGGAGTGGTCGTCCAGAGCGGTTGCACCCCGTTGGCCGCATAGACGAAGTTCCCGCCCCCAAAGGCGTAGAACGCGAAACGCCAGCGGCGAATAGCGGGAACTCCGGCGTACACACCAACCTGCGTTCCCCACGGGGTTGCCGGACCGAGCGTGTCTGCCCAGATTCTGTTCAAGGTCGTGGCGGTGCCGGCGACAATGACCTGCCGGCCAGAAAGACCAGGAGCGGTGAATGTAATCGCCGCCGCGCCGAGCGCTGGTTCAGGCAGCGGCAGGCTCCCGATCTGCCGCGACGGCAGCGTGCGCATGCCTTTGACGGTCGGCACGAAGTCGTTGCCATCCAGAATGATCCCCGGTGTCACCGGATCCAGATCGGGGGCGAAACTGGTGATCTTGCGATGGGCGAGTTGGCGCGGCATCAGACGTTCAGAATTTTCAGCACCCATGAGCGCGGGATCACCATGCGATCGCCGATGTCGCCATTGCTGACAGATTGACTGGCGGCCAAAACAATCTTTTTCTTGGTCTGGATCACCAGATAGCCAAGGCTGCGGCACGCGAGCGGGTCCATCTTTGCCGTCTCGTCTTTGCTTCGCCAACCTGTGGAGCTGCCGGCATCCTGCCAGTGAATTTCCACGCGACGGGACAGCGGCCATTTGAGCGCAGTGCTCCGCTTCTTCTTTTTCATTCTACAACCACGGGCGAATCTGAGTTGGTCCGCGCAATCTTTGCGACCACTCCAGCAGGCTGTGTTGCTCACGCCCGACTGCAAGCTGATGCCGGTTGGCGCGCTCTTCGTCGTTCAGGACCAGCCGGCAGATGTCCGCACAGGCCGCTTCGATGATGAGTGTCGCGGCCTCTTCTGTCCAAAAATCGTCGTCGTTCGGATTCACCGGCGCTGGCGGCGAGTCGTTGCCCATGATCTCGATCGGGTAGGGAAGATTCGGGGTGGGATACAGCCGAATCGTCTGCCCGTACGTCGCCCAGTAACTCGGAAGGGTGATGAACGGCGGGCTGAGCACGTCGGCCATGAGGATGTCCGAGTAGAAGTCCACGCGCGTCAGCGGGATCCAAATGTTGACCAGCAAGAGCCGCACGCGAAACAGCGCCTGCATGCCCGTGGACAGAAAGTAGATGGATTGGCTCGGGATGGTGGTGATCGAGTAGTCGAGGACCTCTGAGGGCGCGTAGAGCGCTTTCTGGTAGTAGAGAATCCGATCCTGCACCAAGTCCGGAATCACCGCAGTCAGCGCCGGAGCGACTGGCAGCAAGAGATCGGGGCGGTTTAACCGCGTCGCGATGCGCTGTTGGAGTTCGTTGTAAGTCACAGGGGACAGCCCACACTCGACCACCAATTGCACCCTGTGGCGTTGCTGGCGCAGCACACGCTGGGCGTTTCGGGTGGACAACTTGGTTCGCTCGTCCACCAGAAGCAGCCATTGGCCGTGACACCGCAGCAAAGCCCAGATGCGGCCGCCTGACCATGGGGGTCACCCACGCCAGCGCCGTTGCCAATGGGGCGTCGTAGTCCGCAAGCGAACATCCAGGCGCAGCTCAGGCACACGAGCAACACGGCCCAGCACAACCAGAGGAAAGCGTTTGGAAGTTTGGCGTAGGTCATGCGTGGTTACGGATGCGCAGCCCCCGTTACTGCGTAAAATCTCCGGGCGGTCCGGTCATAGGGCATCACCTCCCCACTCACCGCAAGAACCGCATGGTCTTCGGCTGACTCTTCGCCGGATTCATCGACTTCTGGGTGCCGCTCGCGCTCGCCTGCTCGAGGCCGCGCCCAGCGCTGCCGCGCGTGCCCTTCTTCGCCGCATGCTTGGCCATGCCCTCGGCCGCTTCTGACGGCATCTTCTCTGCGGGTTCCATCCTGCTCCTTTCACACCTTGGTCTTGTGATAGCGCATCGGCTTGGCGTGGTGCTTCGACTTCCTGGCGAAGTCGCGCAGCGAGGCCTCCGACATCTTCGCCATCTTCTTCACGGTCGGGCCGGCCTTGGACTTCGTGAGTTGACCACGCTTGTAGCGCAGCGCCATCCCGGCCGCCGCGCGTTGCGCCTCGCTCTGAGCCGGCATCGGGTTCTCCCGTGCATTACGGGGCTGCGGCTGCTGGAGTCAGGTCGGGGTCTTCCCCAAGCCCCACGACTTGGCCAGACACCCCGCAGTCCCTAATGCACTCAGTCGCCGGCTTTCGGCGCCTTCGAGTAGTTCTGCGGCGCCGAGGCCACGGTCCCACCGCCGCTGCTACGCCGCGGCATCTGCTTCGACGCTGTCGCGCTGCCACCCTTGGCCGTGCCTGCCGGATAGTCCGGTTCCTTGCCGTAGGTGACCGCACTGTACTCCTCGCCGAGGCCATCGTAGTCGTACGGATTTCCGACTTCCGGGCCCGCGCCATCGCAAAAGTGCGCCGAACGATTCTTGCCGACCGGAAAGCCCGAATCGATTTCCCAGCCGGCGCGATCCTTCTCCGCCTGGGGATCGTCCATCCCCGGCTCGTTCTTCTTGTCGTACGCCATTGGTTCTCCTTTTTCCCTTACGGAGTCCGTGGCGGGCCGGTTTTCCGACCCGTCACGTTGCCTTCAGTGATTTCGAAACGCCGATCTTCTTCCATGTTGCGGTGGTGCTGTGCGTGTTCTCGGCGTTCTTTTTCTTGTTCGCATTCCTCGTAGGTCATGCCGATCAGCATGCCGAACGAGTTGTCTGGCGGCGGTCGCCGTTCCGGGTAGATCATCTCGTCGAGCTCCTGGTCGTCCGGGAGCTCGTTCCCGTGCCGGAACCCATCGGGAAAGTATTGGTCAGGCCGACTCATGACACTTCAGGCACCAAGCAGCTTTCCTGGGTGTAGAGGATGTAGCCGCGGATGAGACCGCCAGCTGTGCCCGTTGTTGGGCCGGCCTGCACAGTGAGGATGAGATCGTCGTCGGCCGTGTACTTGGTCGGCAAGGATCCAATCACGGCACCGCCAGCTGCCGGCGACGGAGCATCGAAGGAACACAATCGACCGGGGCTTTGTCCCACAGTGCCGCACAGGGTTGTGGTCATGAAGTGATCGACTGCGAGGGAATCGCCGACTCGGAGGACGATCCCTGTGCTGTCATCGAGATCCGGGACCTCGATGTCGAAGCCCAGAAAGATGAGGCTTGGAAAACTGCCCGGAATCCGCGCCAGCTTGATCTGGTCGTTGACGACCAGAATCGGGTTGGTGAACGTGAAGGCGCGCACCACCATGACGCCTCCGAGAGCTTCGGGAATGGGGTGGCCGTAATCGTCTGCGAGATATACCGTTGCCATCTGCCACCTCCTCCTTATGGTGCCGCCCAAGTGGAACAAACCACCGTGGCGAAGTCCTGTCCGTTGAACACCGTCTTCTTGATACCCCAAATCTGCCCAATGGTCACGCGCAGTTGGTTGTTCGCGTCGAGTCCTGATCTTCAGCGGAGCGCGCTACCACTCCGCCCGCCTCTCGTGAGGCTGCTGCATGTCGCCATGCAGAGGAGAATATATCTTCACCCGCGTGAAGAATCGCGGGGACAGGTGCTTCCCTCCGCAATCGCTTCGGAGGTACTCCCGTAAGGGATATTCGTTGAACCTTACTTGTCGCGATGCGGGCAGACGCCGCCGTTGCGGGCTTTGCCCAAGTTGCAGTTGAAGCAGAGCAGTTGAAACGAGTCGGGAAATTTCTGCCGAATGAGGTTGTAGTAGAGATCGGGACCAGCACCGCCACGCCCTCGACGAACCAGATGTCCGTCGTTATTGACGTGATCGACGGTAAAGAACTGCGGCTCCGTTTCGCCGCAACTGGCACAGTGGTTTCCGTACCCTTCGTAGACTCGTTCCCGTAAAATTGCGACCCGTATCCGCACTTGGTTGTTGATCCGCGTGCGTCCTGCCGGACTGAGCAACTCATCTCGGCGGGTGAGGTATTGCCGACGGGTGCGTGCCTTCGCGAGTTCTGGAGTTGAGTGCCACCAGTTCCGAACGCGGGTGTTGGTGCACCGTCGACATTCGTGACGATACCAACCACGCTCAGCATTGACGCATTCAAACTCCGCACGCAGCGTTTCTCTGCCACACTTCTTGCACTTCTGGTAAGTGATGTGAGGATTTGTTGCCATCCTTTCTTCATATCACTCACCATCGTCGCGCTCAAGTCTCGGATGCTGATTGCCTACGCCGCTAGCGCGTAGGGTTCCAAGCAGTCCACCTGTTTTGCTGCATCCTCGTTACCGAGAAAGGGAGCCTGCTCGTCAAGCTCCTCGACCCACGATACGCGTAACGGCTGGCCAGCGGGGCCTTGCTCTGAGCCACAGGCGTACGCAGCTGCCTGCGCTCCCACGAACACTGCGCGCGCCACACTGGTCACTCCTGTCGCCGGCGCGCCGAGCGCGGTGGGGGCGCCGATCATCGTCTTGGTGATCGGATCGAAAATCTGGTTCTGTGAGGTGTCACCCCACGCAACTCGGGAGTCCTGGTGGATGACCACGTTGTCGTACATCCCAATTGCTCCGGTGAACAGCGGATTGCCGGTGATCTGTCCGCCTTGCAGGGCGGCCCGGTAGATGTCGCCCCACTCACCCGCGGTGAAGTTCTTTTTCAGGTCTCGGACTTGGAGTCCATTCAGGAAGAGTACGCCAGCGATCTCGATGCCCTTGATGACGACAGGCTTGATCGGGAAAGCCAGCGTTTGTTGTGCCTTCGCGACGAAATTCGGAATCAACTCGACGCTGAAAATCATCGAGCTGGTGAGGGTCGCCTCCGAGGTGGCCGTGCCCGCGAAGAACTGATGCGCGGCATCCGGGGCGATGGGCGCCTGCATGCCGGTGTAGGCGATATTGGTCTGCGCGGTGTTGCCGCACAGTTGATTCATCACCTTTTTGTTCGTCGCGGCTCGCCAGGGCCACGACCGCCGCTGAGTTCGCGGCAGCCCTGCATTACTGCAGGGAGCAGACTACTTCATCACCCGAAAGGAAACCGGCGAAGGCCGGATACGGGTGCAGCGCGCTTCCGGCCGCAAATGTTGAGGCTTCGGCCGTACGGACTTTCGTCCTAGTCGTTGAACCTGTTTCATGAGGACAGATGCCGCCGTTCTTTTCCCGACCGGTGTTGCAGTTCGCGCACAGGATGCGCAGCGAGTCAGGAAAGTTGTTGGTGATGACCCACTTGAAAAGAACAGTGCCAAGGGCGTGTTCACCAGATCTCCGGTGCTTTGCTCCGTCTCGATTGACGTGGTCAATGACGAGAAAGTCCGGGGTGCTTTCGCCGCAACAAATGCACTGATCGCCGTAGCCTTTGAAGACGGTCTCACGAAGACGGCGATAGTATCGTGCGCAGTTGGAGGTATGGCGCGCACGGTTCGTGTTCAACCATCCACCGACTCGGACGCGGCAGCAATCGGCACACTCGTGTCGACGGTACGCTTTCGTCTTGTGGCTGAACGGAAATTCTTCAAGTGTTCGGATCGTCGTGCAGGATACACACACGCGTAGTCCCAGCTGGTTTTCGACATCATGCTTACGCAGACCGTTCCGCTTCTCTCGCCGCTTGGCGTCGAAGCAAGCCTGGCAAGTCTGAAGATGCCAGCGACGACGCGGTGGAAATTGATCCAGCGCCTTCGTCTCACCACACTGTTTGCACGTTCTGTCCATCATGAACCTTGGCTGCAGATTGCCCTCGCTATCACGCGGTGGGGGTTCCCTGCAATTCACGCTGTTGGCACTCGGACATTACTGCCCGAGGGGGCTGAGAAGTTAACCCAGTGTCGATGATGTCCTTCATCCAGTTCGCGAGGCCCACTTTGGCGACGTCGCGCATGGAGTAGGGAACACGCTGTTGGCTCATCCTGCCAACGAGGAGTTCGGCTTGCCGTTGCTGGTTGATAATCAGTGAATCCTGAAACCAGGTGAACGGCACTTCTTGCCCGGCAATCGGCGCATCGCCGAGGATGCCGGGGCCTTGGGGATTGGGGATCAAGTCGTACTTGACCTGGTCGCCCGGCCCCTTGCTCGGTTCATCGAAGAACTGCACGAAGTTGGATTGATCGCGGGCGTTGAGCCCGACAGCCATCAGTTTGGCTGCGGTCGTGCTGCGCAACGCCTGCCAGGAGACCCGGTGGGAGTAGATCACCACAGCGGTGGGATCTCCTACCGGGACGACAGTCTCAGCCATAAGGTGAATCCTCTCGTTATTTATCGGAGTGGAACCCTTCGAAGGTGCGGGCTCGAAGGACGCCCGAGAGGACCGTGGATCGGCGGGCCGCGGTCAAACCCGAACATCGCGGCTTACGGGGCGCGATGAGACCCTACTGTGTGAGGCTCTACGCCTCTCGGTGCCGTGTTGTCAAGAACCGGACCACGGCTGCCTGAGACCCCACCACGTCGAGTTTGAACGCTGTGCTTTGCAGAAGCACTCTGCGCCAGACAATTCGAGCCAGCAGCCGTCCCAGATAGGATTGCCTCTTTTTTGATCTCAAATGAGATTGAAAAACGCGCATCACGATCCCGCCGGGATCAGGTCCTGCGGCCGCATCTGGTAGACGCCCACGAGCATCAGCCCTGTCGCCGCGTCGAACTGGACCATGTTGATCTTGCCGGTGTCGAGAAACGAGTGCGCTTGGAACCAGTCATCTGGTTTGAAGTGGCGCGTATGCACGCGTCCCAGTTCGCCCTGGTTGCGCAGGCGCCACTTGGAGCCCGGCGGGAAGCGTACGGCCAGATCCTGAATCACCGACGGCAGCTCGGCGTACCAGCGGCACATCGAGAGATAGTCGCCGATGGTGATCTCGAGCATCACGGCTCGCCTACCAACGAGGCGTCCGGCACGCCGCGTTTGTCCACCAGCGGGTGAAAGTGCGGGGTGTGCGTCGGCTTTCGGGTGCGCGTCGGCGTCGGGGTCCCGGTTCGTGTCGGGGTTCGGGTGAAGGTACGCGTGGGGGTGCCCGTTTGGGTGATGGTTGGAGTCAACGTGATTGTCGGCGTACGTGTCGGCGTACGTGTCGGCGTCGGCGTGCGTGTGCGCGTCGGCGTGTAAGTGACTGTGTACGTCACCGTCGGGGTCACGGTTGGCCCCACGCACACCAAGCTGATGCAGTTCAAGGAGCAGCACTGTGCATCGAGCGTGCAGGCGTTGCCACTGGGGACACACGTCGGTGTGGGCGTGGGCGTTCGGGTCGGTGTCGGCGTCGCAGTGATCGTCGCGGTAACAGTGACGGTGCGGGTTGGCGTAAACGGCGCCTCGCACACAGCGAGGCGCGGACTATTCGCGCTGTCCGCGGTGCTGAAGACAATGGAGTTCACGCCAGAGGGTGCAACAAGATCAGCCCACAACCGAAAGCACGTCTTGCCCGCAACGTTGATGTTGCTCAGGTTGGCAAGGGCCAAGTTGCTGTAGGCCCCAGCCGTCAGATTGCTACTCCCGAAGCTGTCGTTAGTTCCGATGGTTCCGGTGCGAAACCAAATGTCCGTGCCAGATGCGTCAGCGCAATCAATCGGCAAATTGCTCGCGGCGTAGTAGCGAGCGAAGAAGGCGTAACCGATATCGAAATTCATTTGGGAGACGACAAACAGCTGGAGGACCGCAGAGGTGACCGCTGCGCCTGACAGCGTCGTGTCGAAGCACACCATGCCAATCGAGGACGAATACAATCCGCCGCTCAAACTGGCGGACACTTCCATCGTCGTGGACGAGGTGTCCGCACTAGCACAGGTTTGGGTGCCCCACGAGGCCGCCAGCGTCGAGGAGAGGTCCCCATCATCGCCTGAGCCAGTTGGCACCATAAGGACCAGACTGCTCCCGCCTGCACACGAAAGCGGCGTCGGCGTCAGCGCCGGCGTTACCGTGATCGTCGGCGTTGCTGTCAGCGTTGGTGACGAAGTAGGCGTGTTCGTCAGCGTGGGAGTCGCCGTCGG